ACAGTTGCTTCAAACTTTTTGAGGAACGGGACAACACCCGTGTGTTGAACTTCACCACCCCTGATTTTAGCGTTGATGCCCCTGATGCGACCTGCGTTGATACCAATCCCAGCCCTTTGTGCGACATAACGACCCACGGCCATATCACTACTAAAAATACTATCCAAGGTGTCGTCAATATCAACCAGAACACAAGACGCATATTGCCGAAGAGGTGTTCTAACTCCAGCCATGATGGGGGTTGGTATGTTGATCTTGTGTTTGGAAATGGCATCGTAATACTTTTTAACGTAATCTGGTTTCTTGTGGATATTTAGAGAAAATTGTAGCAGCAATTAACAAATACATGAACTGAGGAGTTTCATACAATTCACCTGTGCTTCGGTCTTGTACAAGATATTTGTCTACAACTTGTCTTAATCCTGCATATGTGAACAAATAGTCACGATCATGATCTAAAAATGACTCTAATTTGATAAAATCTTCCTCATTGTAAGAGTTTAATATTTCTTTATCATATATTTGTTTACCAACACATTTATTAACATGATCGGTTAAACTAGGAAGTTCATGTATTCTTCCATACAAATTTTTTCTTAAAGCAAATAGAAGAAGTCTAGCAGCAGCATACTGATAATTAGGATGATCTAAATCTATTAGATCACTTGCGGAACGAATTAGTATCTCCTGTATCTCAGCGGTGCTTATACCGTCATAAAACTGTATTCCTGACTGAATCTCTACCTGACTTGCAGAGACACCTGCTAATCCGTCACATGCCTTCTCTACCATAACGTGCATTTTTTCAAGATCTAATGGTTCTATCGAACCGTTTCTCTTGACTACTTTTGTCCCGTTACTCATACCTTTTTCCAGTTGTTAAATTTAATTTTTGCTTTTAGTCCTGAATATGTATTAGATTCTAACACATTCATTATATCTTGTCCACCTAATACCATATCATTGACATCTTTTTCTTTGATGTTTGATGGCCAGATGACTACCTGATCACCTCGATTGATGGTTTTGCCGATTCTTTCAACGATTTCTCTGTTACGAGGTTCGTTATCAAAAACCCAAATATAATTGCTCCAACCAAACGTCCGAATATCAAGATCGGAGCCACACATAGCAATCGAGTTTTCCACGAAGGTCGAATCGAACGGTCCTTCAGTGATGTAAATAGGTTCTTTCTCATTTAATTTATCTAATCCGTATACTTTTGGGGCATCATCTCTAAGCATCACAGTAATGTATTTAATAGAGTTAGGACCTAGACTTCTTCCTTGATATCCTATCAAATTTTTACCAAGGTCATACATTGGTATAATGATTCTACTTTCATCCCTACTGATAGTGTCAAAAGTATGTTTTTGTGTATTTGTCCACTGCTTAAACTTAGATGCAAAGTAAAATTTTGATGAATCTATTTTTCTCTTTTCAAGATATTCCTTTGCAATTGTTACTTCAGAAGCTTTTGGTAGATCAAATTTTTTCTTAAATATTGGTTTCTTAAATTCAAATTTTGGTTCTTCAACAACAAAGTTTCGACCACCTGCATGACCATCCTTAAACTTTTCCATGACATATTGTTTGTGAAGTGTCGAATCAATTTGTTTTAAAAAATTATTGAATGATAAACTTGCTCCACAGTTATGGCACTTGTAATTAGTATTAGTCTTTACCTGATAGAAATATCCTCTTGCCTTGTTTTTGTGCTTCTGAGAGTCACCACAAATCGGACAACGAAAATTATAAAGATTTGACTTAACTCTTTTAAATTTCTGTAGTCTTGAAGAAATTAAACCGATATATTTTGAATCAATAATATCCATTATTCACCTAAAGTATGAATTATTGGTTTCTCATTTAGTAGTATATCATATAATTGTGCACAATTTGCTGCAGAAACAGGAACAAACTCCTTGTCTTGATTAAACAAATCATCACGAACTGCCTGATTAATGACAATAGACCCATCTTCACCTGAGGTGGATCGATGCCAAGTTCCTCTCGGTATTACTAGAGCTCCTGAAGATCGATTTAAATGAACTATATGATAAGGATATGTCCACTCAGGGTTGACCAGTTCAAAGACTCTCTCACCCCTTACAACACGATTGTGATCGACTTGATGATAATGAATATAAAATTGTTTTGCCCCTACAATATCATCTGGAGGTGAAACAGCAGTTCCCTCATGCACAACCAAATCAGATGCATTAGAATTTTCTACACTTATATCATAAAAAATAACATCTTGTGTTTCACGGAACACACGATGCTTCTTGAACTCAACGTCACTCATCACAAAGTTTACTT